GAGAAGAAGATAGTAGGAGATAGGTATAGTAAAGGGGGGAGGACAACACATCAGAACAGATAACAATAGAACAGAAGACAACACAATAGAACATAAGACACTACATCAAGAACATAACACAACATAATACATCATACCTACACTTGCGTAATTTATAAATCAAAACAGGGGGGTCAAATGCCTAAGTACATCTATGTCAGTGGGGAAACATTCTATCTCATCAACGAATTGCCTGGTGATGATCCTATCGAATCCAGCTATGAGGCCATGCATCGCGATGTATTCGGCCATGTGGACGGGCAGCCGTGCAAGGTGGGCGGTAGCTACAGCAAGCACTTCGCGGTAACGGGTTTGTTTGTGTTGGTGGCGTAGGTAGAGGGGCGGTAGGGTGTGGACCTTATCGCCCAGAAAGAAGGGACTATGACAGAGCGGCAGACGTGGGCGGTGATTGCCCTGCTTGTGTGTGTGTTCGTGGGGGGCGCGGTGTATTTGGGCGTGGATCTCCCTGCGGTGGGGCGGGCTATTCTGTGGCTGGTCGATGTGTTCAACCGGCTAACCAGTATGATGTGAGGTGGGCTATGGATTTCAGAGAGTATCAGCAGTTCCTTGCTGATGGGGGTTGGGTGGCGATGTCCTCGCAGAAGCAAAGCATAGCAGACTTACGGGCAGAGGTGGCAAAGCTACGGGCAGAGGTGGCGGGGATGCGCGCCGATGAGTTGATTGGTGTGGGCTTCCTGGGGCGTAGCGTTGCGGTGTTGGGCTATTGGGTGGCTGGTGTTGCGGTGATAGGTAGTCTCCTGGGAGTTGCGGCGTGGGTGACAAGCTTTATGCTGTAGCGGTCTGGGGGCTGCTTGTGTTGGGGTGTGCGTTGTTTATTCTGGTAATGACGGGGGTTCCATGACAACAGAGCAGAAGGTACTGCAAGCGTATCAAGTGCGCGGGCCGATGACCATAGGGGAATGCAAGCAGGCGACAGGGTTGCATAGCGAATGTATCCGGCCAGTGGTCAAGGCACCCACGTTCCGGCCAGTAGGTTGGGCCAGGGTTGAGCATGGGCGGGCCAGGGTGTGGGCCTTGGATGCGCCAGTGTCTACCCTGACCGCCTTAGATGACGGCGGCACGGTACACCGGCGTGATGGTTCCGATCCGTGGCCGGGGGTAGTGGTAGCAGAGGCGGGGTAAATGTTTGACGAACGGGAGCAGGCGCGCTTACTTCGCTTGTTGTGGGCAGAGGCAGGCTACACGCCGACCACTGGCTATTGGCCTATCATCGACTTAGAAGGCGCGGTCAGAACGGTAAGCCGGGGGCAGCAGGAAATACACGATTGCCAAGCGCGCCTGATCATGGTGACGGGTGGCGTGCGCGCCGGCAAATCGCAGTTCCTTGCTATGGAACTATTGCGCCATGTGTTTCGCCCCAACGGTTTGATTTGGCTAGTTGGGCCGGACTACTGGCAAGCGCGGCAAGAGTTTGACTATATGTATGGGCCGCTCAAGGCTATGGGCCTAATCGAGAAGGAGAGCATACCAGAGAAGGGAGCCAGAACCTTCACGACGCTTTGGGGTTGCCGTGTGGAAACCAAAAGCGCCCAGGATCTAGCGACCATTGCCAGCGCCGCGCCCCACGTGTTGGCGGGGGTGGAGATGGGCCAACAGCCCTACGCCAGTTACGAGAAGCTACAGGAACGAGCGCTACAGCATAGGGCGCGTATCTTCATGACTGGCACGTTGGAGGATGCGCAACCCTGGTACGCTGACCTGTGGGAACGATGGCAAGGCGATAATCCAGAGGGCGGTAGGAGTTTTAGTCTCCCCTCTTGGAGCAACAGCCGATGGTTCCCTGGTGGGCGGGATGACATCGCCATTAAGGAATTAGAATCGGGCATCTCGCCAGAACTATTCTTGCAGCGCGTGGCGGCCATTCCCTACAAGCCAAGCGGGTTAGTCTTCAAGTTATTCGACGCTAAAACCCATGTACGTCCTTTGCCTTATGACCCTACCTTACCCATAGAATTAGCCATCGACCCGGCGCAACACACCTACGCAGTGTTGGCGGTGCAGTGGGTGTCTATCCCCAATATGTTTACGACCAACGCCAAGGGCCATAGGGTACCATTGACAGAGGTTAGGGTAGTGGATGAGGTGTACGAGCACGATACAACCGCCTATGATGTTATTCCGTTGGTGCAGGCCAAGCCGTGGTTCAAGGCGGTAAGGCAAGGCGTCATCGACATAGCAGGCAGTCAACGCCACGCCAACAAATCGCAGATCCAAATATGGCGGGAAGAGACAGGCATCCAACTACATGGGCGAAAGGTAAGTATCCCCGAAGGTATAGAGGTAGTTCGGTATCGGTTACGCCATCACCCAGACGCCAAGCAACCGCTCTTATACTTTGATTATCGCTTGCGCAATAACCGGGACGTGCAGGGCAGGGCGAACGGGATACTAGCAGAGATGGGCCTATACAAGTGGCCGCAGTGGTCAGAGGGCATGAGCCAACCGAGTCGCCCCATCGACGCCAACAACGACGCCAGCAAAGCGCTAGGGTATTGGCTCCATGATAAGTTCGGCGGTGTGATGGAGCGGCGCAAGAGTGAGAAGCGCACAGAAATAAGGGGGTACCTGTGAGTGATGCAGTTTGGTTGGCGTTGTATCAATTGTCTCGTCACCTATTGACGACACTCCCGTCTCTTGATACAATAGAGGGCAAAGAGAGACAAGAGGCTGTAGAGATAAAGGCGGCGCTTGTCTGTTTCGTCAAAGTGACAGAACGCAAGTTCGGCTTACCGTCAACCTACCACACCAAAGCCGAACGGCGTCATAGACAACTAGCCTAGCGGTGATTACCAGCGGGTGAGGATTAAGATCCTCACCCGCTTTTTTATTGGGCCAAATATGAAGACACTTACAATCGATGACATTCTAGGACGCATTGGGCATACCGAGCAGGCGCGCAGCCAGTACAACACCATGGCGGCCAAGTGGGAAAAGATGTGGCTATTGGATGCGGGCTTTAGCAAAACCCTGACGCAATCCATAGAGAAGGACGGGCGCGAGCAGTCGACGACCGCCGATCCTTTCAATGTGGTGCTCTTGGCCCAACGCCTGATCGCCACACAGCCAAAGATTGATTGCCCGCCGCGTGACAATACCGAGGACAGCGCCAGACAAGCGCAGAACAAAGAACAATTCTTGGCGGCGATGTGGCAGCAGATAGCCAAGCTGCAAGGGCGTAACACTTTGTTTGATGCAAGCTGGATGTCCCTTGTTCGTGGGCGCTTAGTCTTTGAAGTGAAATGGATTAAGGACGCATTGCCCAAGAAGCTACAGGAAAAGCGCTTCCCCATCAGCATTCGTGTGCTCGATCCAACCTCCTGTGGTGTGCATCGTGGGCCGCTCTATGTCGAATATGCGTTCCAGAAGAGCACAGAAAAAGTGCTGAACGCCAAACAACTCTTCCCGAAACTATCCCTCTGGGACAAATCGGAGTGGAAAGAAGAGCATAACGAAGTTTGTGTTACGGATTTCTGGTGGATTGATACGGACACCGGCGACATTTGGAACGCTGTATTGGTGGAAGATGAATTCGGCAAGAAACCGAAAAAGACCAACTACGAATTTATTCCCCTGATCGAAGTGTACGGCGACAGCGCGCCCACAAAGGAAGAGGCGTATAGGGGTTTGAGTATCCTCTATGCGCTCGATGGCCCTTGGCAAGCTAAGTGCAGGCTGCAAAGTAATCTGATGACCGGCGTCCTCTGGGCGACGTGGCCCTTCTTCACCGTGGAAAATGAAGAAGGTGTAGAGGTTCCAGACTTCAAGGTACGGCCAGGCGCAACCGAGCACGTACCAGCCGGCACACGCATTAACCAAGTCATGCCGCAAGTTAACCTAAACATCATTGAAACCAACCTCGCCAAGCTGGATGAGTCCATGCAGCAAAGCGCATTCCCCGCCGTGCTCTACGGCGACGCGGGCAGTATGCAAAGCGGTTACGGGATCTCCATGCTAGGCGATGCGGCGCGAGGGCGCATTAAAAGCTTCCTCGAATACCTTGAGCTTGGCGTGATGATGGTCAATGAGGCCGTCATGAGTCTGATCGAAGCGATGGACGACGACGACGAAGGGATCGACATCTGGGGGAAGAACGCCAAAGACAACAAGCTGTATAAGCTTAACCTAAAGGGTGAAGACCTTGACGGTTATTACGAAAACATGGTGACGTTGCGGCCATCCCTGCCACAAGACGACTTGCAGCGGATGGCGTTTGGCTTGCAGATGGTCAATAGTGGCAACCTATCGCGGCAAACCTTTTGGGATAAATGGGTTCCGGTCGATATGCCAGTGGATGAACAGGATCGGATCTGGCAAGAGAAGCTATTGGAGAGTGAAGCATTGGCCCAAAACATTCAGTTGGTCAAACTGGTAGAGTTGCGGCCAAAGACTTGGGAAATGATTATCAAAGGCACGCCACTGGAGGAGATAGCGAACCGGATGTTTGGGCCGAAGGAGCCACCACAACCACCGCAAGGGCCGCCAGGGATGCCACCAATGCCACCGGGAATGATGCCGCCTGGTATGCCACCGATGGGGCCAGGCGGACCACCCCCAGGGCCAGGGATGCCGCCAGGGATGCCACCGCCACAGGGTGGACCGCTTCCACTGCAACCGCCAGCAATCCCTATGCCGATGGGCGGGGGCTTACCGCCAGCCATGCAGGGGCAAATCGAGCCTGAGAATATGGGCTTACCGCCAGCGGGTGACCCGGCATTGTTTGCGCAGTTGATGGGGCAGCCCTTACCGCCTGGAGAGGAAATGAATTTGTTAGCGGGTCTACCGCAGGAAGGATTATAGGATGGCAACGAACCAGTATCCAACGAACAACGTAAGCAACGCACTGCGGCAGGCCAACGCCAGCACCAGCAGCAATAAGGCAGGGCCAACCTATGCGCAACCAACGAACCAGTATCTAAACAATACCGGAATGCAGCGCAACGGCCAGCCCTACAACAGCCCAAGCACCGTGACTCAGGGGCCAACCCAACGCACCTATGGCAATTCCCCATTGCAATACAGTACGGATATGGGGATGCAGCCGCGGACAACCAACCCGTACAGCAGCGACTATGGGCGGGGAGGCGCACCGGGAAGCACGCGCCAGCCGACCTATCAGCCTGATCCTTTGCCGGGGGGCATTCCCAACAAGGACAGCCAACCCTATTACAATCCCTCCTATCCGCAGTACAACCCGCAAGGCACGGGGCAGCAGGCCACCCCTAATCAGTTCAGCTACTACCAGGGGCTTGATCCGACCACGCTACAGAGCAACGCAGAGCGGGAAGCGGCTTTGCAGTCGGTGCAAGCCAACGTTCCGATCTGGCAATTAGGCCAGAACAGCTATCAGTACAGCCAGGATTTTAACGAAGCGCAACGTCGTTGGAATGAGCAATTCAACTATCAGCAGGGCCTTGACCAATACAACATGGATTTGTCAGGCCGGCAGCAGACGATGGCGGAATGGCAAGCATCGCAAGCCGCTAACCAGTGGGCGCAGGATTTCAACCGGCAGACGGGCAATGATCAGTGGCAGCAGCAGTTTAGCCAGCAGCAATTTGGCTTGCAAGATTACCAGACCCGCGAGCAGTTGAACCAGTCGGCGCAGCAGATGGCGCAACAGGCACAGTACCAACAGGGGCAATTGGGCATCGGTAATCGGGAATTAGATATTCGCGACCAGTACCAGCAAGGCCAATTGCAGCAGGGCAATCGACAGCTTGACATCCAACAGCAGCTAGGGCTTGGCAACATCGATGTACAGCGGCAGCAGAACGCCATTAACGAAGCCTACAATACCGGACGCTTGACCAACGAAGCGCGGCAGATCGCCCTTGCAGAGTTGGCGCAAGGGCAAAACTACGGCATTCAGCAGGGCCAGCTTGACATCAGCCGCGGTCAGTTGGGGGTAGCGCAGCAGGCGAACCAAATTGACCAGATGTATAAGAGTGGACAGCTTGACCTTGGGCAGCGTAACGCAGCCTTGGCAGAGTTGACACAGCAGCAGACCTACGGCCTACAGATGGCGCAACTATCGACACAGCAGCAGGAACAGGCGCGGCGCTTTGGCTTGGACTTCTCGACGCAGCAGGCATTGGAACAATACCGCCAACAGGAACTAATGCAGCAGGCGCAACTAGCCCGCGAGCAGATGGCGGCGCAGCAGCAGCAGTCATTGTTAGCGGCGACAGGGAGAAACCAACGGGCCAACGTGCGGTGGATGCGTGCTACCTAGTTCGGCAAAATTGTACTGAGGAAATGCTGAGGAAACACTGATGGCACTACCGGGCATGGGATGGTTGAGCGACCTATTGGGATGGGATGAAGAGCAGGCCGCGACTCCTCCCCAAGATATAGAGGCAATGCGGGCGCAACAGTATGCGCGGCAGTGGCGGCAGGCAGTCGCGCCCAGCACGGCGACGGCAGGCCCACAACCGCAGAGCGACCCACTACAAACCGCACTACAACAATGGCAGGCGGGCAACGGGCAACCCACAGCACCCGCGCGCCCCATGCAGGGACCATTGCGCCCAGGCGAGCAGCGGCCTATGGTCCCATCCGTTGAGCCTAGCATTGCTCCACCCACCGCGCCAGTAGACCAGCCTGCGGCGAATCCGTGGTTGGCCGCGGTCGACGCGTGGCGGCAAGGGCCACCCCAACAACCGGCGTACAATCCGCTATCATCCGCCAACAC